AAAAATTTACTTGGTGAATGTTTTAACCGCTAAAACCCCGAATTTACCAAGTAAAATTTATCTGTGTTGTATGAACACATTATTAAATAAAATGCGTATCTTTGCAAACATAGAATATAAACAACTCCTAATTAGGGGTATAAATCAGTTAAAATATGAACAAAGAACTTTTTGCAAAGGTAAAAGACAAGTGCAAAGACACGGGTCTTTCGGAGAAGTATCTGACAGCGATAACCGAGGCTATGGGTGGCAGCGTGGCAGATGATTCTACCGACAATGACGCAATCGAAAGCACCGCAAACCTCATTCTCTCTGTGGCAACAGCAAGCCAGAGCGAGGCTACAAGGTGGGCGAACAAGGCAAAGGGCAATCCGAAACAAAAGCCAAATGACGGTGAGGGCGGTGCGGGTGAAAATCCCAATCCAAACAACAAGGATGGCAATGGTGGCGGTAAAGGCAGTTCAGAAGAAAGCGAGGCTATCAAGAAACTGCAAGAAGAGGTTGCAGCACTGAAAGCGGAAAAGAGCCACAGCGAACGCACGGCTACAATCAATGCCGCTTTTGAAAAGCACCAAATCCCCGCTTTTCTTCGTGACAGGCTCGCTAAGTCCATTTCTGATGATGAAGATGTGGAGGCAGCGGTGTCGGCTCTCAAACAGGACTGTATTACCAACGGTCTTATGTCTAACCAAGCAGATGGTGCCAAGGCAGCAAGCGAAAAACAGGTTGATGAAGCCGCTGACGCTTTGCTGGAGTCTATAACCGTAAAATAAAACAAACAGATGAAACGCAAGACAGCTTCATTTACGGGTATGCGCCCTATCTTTACAGGTAGCCCGTCTATCGTACAGGGTGGCTTCAATCTTGATGTGGAGGGTCAGAAGTTCCGTGTGGGTGATGTAGTCCCCGCTGGAACACTCGCCATTTTCAACGAAACCACAAGAAAGGTGCAAGTAATCAAGACTGCAAAAGTCGTTGAGGTGGACAACGAGAACAACAAGAAAGTAACGCTCTACGTTGATGAGTTTTACGCTCCTTGTTTCGCTGTTGGTGATAGTGTGTTAAAGGTCGGTGCTGTTACAGGCACGTTTGCCTCCGCTCCTACTATCACTGCCATTGACAACGGCAACTGCCTTAACAACACGGGTAACGTGTATATCGTAACGCTTAGTGCTGCCATTACAGGACTGAAAGCTGGCGATGTGCTTACAGAGGTAGTCAAGGACAGCTCTAACAATGCCGCAGAACGTGGCAAGGCTAACTCTGTGTTGTTCCGTGAGTACGAGGTTAGCGAGTTTGAAACAGGCGTTGATGTGTCGGCAGACACAATGCAATACGCATTGTATGAAAGGCGTGTGCCGCCTATCCCGTCCTCACAGAAAGACAGCACGGGAATGTTCCTGTCTGCCAATCCGCACGTTAAGCTCACGCAGTCGTACTAATCATAAAATAACTAAATTATAAAGTACAATGAAATCCATTTTCACAACATTCAAAGGACTGCATAAGAATGGTGCGCCTTTGGACTTATTGGCAACATGGAGAAAGACTTTCGACAAAGCCTCTGAAAAGGAAGCTACAATCTTTCAGAAGATGTACTCTGATAGTTGGTTTACCTACAACACGCCTCAGATGTCACTGACAGCCGAGGCTATCGTTGGCAAATACAACCTCCGTTTCATGGCTACTCTGTTGGCTGATGAGTCACCTTCTCCATTGCGTAGAACTGACGGATTTGATGTCTGGACAAAGGAAATTCCCCGTGTCGGACACAAGTTTGTGATGTTTGCCCGTGACTACCGCAAGTTACAGGAAGTTTACGAGAACCCACGCCTCAAGGAGGCTGACAAGGTTAAGCAGATTGAAAAGACCCTTACCCATGACATTCAAGACGCATATCTTGGTTGTAAGGACGTAATGGACTTTATCTGCCTTATGGCTTTCTCAAATTGGGGTATCGCACAGTTCAAGCCCGAAATCAACAACCCTGGTGGTCGCTCTTATGAGATTGATTACAAGATGGAAGAGCAGAACAAGATTGTCAGTGTATGCAATTGGACAACTGCAAACACCAAGGCTGGTAAGCTCGTTCCTATTTTGTGGCTTTCTGCCCTTTGCTCTGATTTGCGTGACCGTGGCATTGAGCCTGGTGAAATTCTCATGTCGCAAGAGCTTTACACATGGCTACGCATGGACTCTACCACACGTTTGCTTGCTCATGGCACAGACAAACAGGCACAGGTCGTAACTGCTTCCGAACTTACCGCATTGCTCACAGAGAACGAAATCCCGTCTATCACGGTGGTTAAGCGTAAGATGGGCGTTGATAAGGACGGAAAGCGCAACGCCATACAGCCGTGGAATCCTAACTTTATCGCTATCAAGCCCGCTGGTGTCATTGGTGAGATACAGCCCGCCATTGAAGACAGTGAGCTTATCGAGGAAGACAACGTGGACTACATCAATGCTGGCAATGGTATTCGCATTTCCAAGTGGCGCACGGGCGCATCTACGGGACAGACCGCTGGCGAGTACACAGAGGGCGCAGCCCGTCTGTTGCCACTCATTACAGAGATGGGACAGATTGTATGCGCACAGGTGCGTGGATTTGATGAGAAAGAGGTAAAAGCCGATGCAAACGGTGTTGTGCCTTACTATATCACCAAGTCGGCATACGATGCAAACTCTACCCTTGTTTCACTCTAAACCTTTTGTGTATGGAACTGAAAGTTATCAAACCATTTCACGGAAAGGTGGAAGACAAGGTTATGGACAAAGGCGAATTGATACACTCTACTGATGTGGAGCGTATCAACGCCCTTGTTGGCGGTGGCTTTTGCGCCATTGTTTCCCTGTCAGATGCGCCTAACGAGAATGACAACAACGCTAATGATGATAATGCACCCAAAGATGATGCAAACATTACAAAAGGCTCTGTTGTATTCAATGGTACTGCCTATCAGCTTGAAACGCTGAAAGAGGGTCTTACACTTATCGGTGTAAGCCTTGCATCCAATGTGAAAGAACGTGGCGTTTCAAACGCTCTTGGAAAGCTGACAGAAGAACAGGCACAGAAACTTGCCGAATACCTTAACGAGAATGACAACAACGTAACAGAGTAACAGTATATGGAACTAACGAAAATCCAAGCACTGACCGCTGAAATTGAGCCGTATGCGCCAAGTAAGCTGTCTATGATGAAAGCCTTATCCGATGTTGGTGTGAGCGACACAGAAACGCCCTACAACCCTACAACGGATAAAAGGATTGTCGCACAAGCAGCCGTAAAGGTATTGTCCCAAATGGTTGTTCTTAGTAGCGATAGCCTCGGAAAATCCTCACAAGGCTACAATGTGGATATGTTGCGCAAGCGTATCAAGGCTATTTGCAGTGAAAACGGTCTGGACTTGGAAAATTTCGATGAAGTACCAACAATTACTGACGGCTCTAATCTGTGGTAGGCTATGAGAACTAACGGAACTTTTGAATACAAGCCTGTTGGCAGCGTACAGACCGACCCAAAGACAGGCTTTGCCATTCCGAATGACAAAACACCTTTCTTGCAAGGGTGTGAATGTCAGATAGACAAGTCTATTCCAGCCAAGCAAGTAGTAGGCACGGACGGACAGATATATGCTTACACCTATGATGTGTTTATTCCCAAATACTTTGATGGTGTGTTGGCTATTGGGTGTACGGTGCGTATTACAAGCGAGGATGGAGATATAGACGAGTTTGTTGTTTCGGGTGTTGATAACATGAACCGTAAATACATTGAGATATGGGGATAACTCCGATGTTTGGTGATGATGCGATAGGCGCACAAGTCCGATTGTTCCAAAAACGATTGGAAGAAGCCGCCATTTCCCTATTGAAATACTTAGGTGAAGAACTCACCAAGTACGCAAAGGATAAGCATAATTACACAGACAGAACAGGCAACCTAACCAACTCAATAGGCTACGCAGTGGTGCGCAATGGTGAAATCATTGACTTTGGTGGTGCAGTCCAACAGGGAGAGGGCGCAGACAATGCGCTGAAAGTGGCTATGAAAATGGCAGAAACACTTTCAAACTCTTTCTCACTTATCATTGTCGCTGGAATGAACTATGCCGCTTATGTGGAGGCAAGAGGTTACAATGTCATTCTGCCCGCAGAACTCAAAGCAAAGACAGATTTTCCAAAGGCGATGCAAAAGCTCATGGATAAAGCGAAAAGAAAAGCAGATGAATTATTTGGCAATGTATTATGATAACGACAGAAGAAATAGCAATCAAGGTACGCCAAATGCTGATTGACGGCATGGGGGTGAATACCGACTATGCAGAAAATCCCGACTACCAACGAAAGGACTACTCCAAGGAGGGCATTATTATAGTGCCAAGGTCTATTGATGGTGAGGGTTCTGTGCGTAATGGTAGTATCAATGTCAATATTCATGTGCCAGACATTCCGCAAGGCGTTGGGTGTGGCAAGGCTCTTTATCATATCAACTTTGCAAGGCTCATAGAGTTGCGCAAGGCTGCTATGGAGATACTGCAAAACCATTATGAGCATGGTTGCGGTTACAATTGGAATATTGGTTTAATCAATCCGCCAATGAAAGAGCCAAACCACAATGAGCATTTTGTATCGTTCTCTTTGGATATTGTTGTTAGAGAAAAGAAGTTAAACAATTAAATTTAATAAGTTATGCCAATACTTTCGACTATGGGCTTGAAGAAAATCTATGTAGCCCCAGCAAGCGAAACAGCGGGAGCAATGCCCCCCAATGGTAATGCTTGGCTTGATTTAGGTGATGTGTACCAAGACACTTGCACCTTGAAAGACGATGATGTAGAAACAACGGAACACAAGTCTGAAACATCAAACAAGCGCATTACACTTATGGGTGATTATGTCACCACGGTTGAACTTACGCTTATGGACCCCGACATGGAGCTTATGGCTCGCTATTTCGGTGGTACAGTAACAGGTACTAAGCCAATGCGTAAATGGTTGCGTCCACGCAAGCCTGTTTACAAGGAGTGGGCAATATGGCTTCAGCCAGAGGAGGGCTTGTTTGTGGGCTGTCCTAACGCTTGTATCGTTCCCTCTTTCGAGATTACCTATTCTTCAAAGGGTATCTGCCTTTTACCGATGAAAATCAAGTTCCAAGACCAGCTAACGGTTGATGAAACTATAACAGACCCGACAAAGGCGGGATAACCTCGTAATAACAACTTACCAATTCAAGCCTCCTTTCCCTAAAATGGTTAGGGGGCTTGTTTACTTTACAACGATATGGAAGACAATCAAGAACAGAAAGAACTGACAAGAGAGCAGCGTTTGGACTTAGAGGAAAAGGCATTGCAAGCCCTGTTGCAGATGGGTTGCAAGTTCTCTGTGCCATTGAAGATTTACCCAGTAAAGCCGTCAAAATGGTACAATTTCCTTAAACGTACATTCCCGAAACGCACAAAGGTTTGGCATGACAAGCGTATTCCTAAAAGTTGGAATGTGTCGGTCGTGGAAATACCAGATGTTGAAACGGAACGCATGAAAGAAGTATATATGCGCCATTTCAACATAAAGCCTTTGTATCTTGGAACAATAGACCGATTGCGCCAGATGTATATAGGCATTGAGTATGACGAAAAGACCATACAGGAACAGCCGATACAGGAAAGCAAGCGACTATTCAAGTATATAAAGCAGATGGCAGAGATTGCAGCTGTTGCGGTTCTCAACAATCCCTCCGTTGCCGACAAAGACAGCAAGGCGGTAAAAGAGCTAACCAAGTTCTTCATTGAACATCTTACAGTGGAGCGTTTGCGCAAGCTCGCAACCGTTATTAGTCAGATGATGAACCCATCGGGTTTTATCAGCTCTATTCGATTGATACGGGAAGTAGGAACGACCAAACCGAAAACCGAACCCGAAGCGCAGCGGATAGAGTAACAGGACTTAATAGTCCTTGGGGTAGTCGTGGCGAACTCATGCGTAGTTATGGGTGGTCTTATGATTACTTGCTTTGGGGCATTTCGTGGCTCAATGTGCAACTGATGATTGCGGATGCACCACGTTCAAAGGACTTGCCTACTGATGAAGACGGCAATGTTATTGATGAAAGCAAGATTGAACGCCACGAACTAAAAACAAAAGAAGATATTAAGAACTATATCAAAGGAATTATCTAAATGGAAAATATAGGCGGTGGATTGGCTTTTAAGGCTACCCTTGACATAGACGATTTCAATGTGTCGGCACAGGCTATGGAACGACACATTAAGGACTTTTCCAATACGGCAGCACAGGAAGCCGCAGAGGTTGAGGAATCCTTTCAGCAAATGGCGCAGAGAGCGGGGCAATATATAACCTACTATCTTGTGGGACAGGGTATGAATAACCTTGTCAGTAGCATTGTGTCCGTTAGAGGTCAGTTCCAACAGTTAGAGATTGCCTTTGGTACGATGTTAGGCAGTGAGGAAAAAGCCACTGCCTTAATGCAGCAGATGGTTAATACGGCTGCAAAAACGCCTTTCGACCTCATGGGCGTAGCTGAGGGTGCAAAACAACTCTTGGCTTATGGAGTTAGTGCCGAAAAGGTGAATGATACGCTTGTGCGCCTTGGTAACATTGCAAGTGGTCTTTCCATTCCGCTTAATGATATAGTCTATCTGTATGGTACTACTATGGTACAGGGTCGTTTGTATGCCCAAGATGTAAGACAGTTCACGGGTAGAGGTATTCCACTTGTGAAAGAGCTTGCCGAAAAGTACCACACAACAGCCGAGGGCATTAACGAAATGGTTTCGGCTGGAAAGATTGGATTCCCAGATGTTGAGGAAGTCCTTAACAAAATGACTAATGCGGGCGGTCAATTCTATCAGCTCATGGAGAAACAAAGTTCTTCACTGACAGGACAGATTGCCAACTTGCAAGACGCATGGGATAGTGCGCTCAATAGTTTAGGCGAGAAGTCCGAGGGGGCTTTGTCAGCTGGAATACAAAGTGCAACATACCTTGTAGAGCACATGGATGATGTTGTGCGCATACTCAAATCTGTTGCTATCGCCTATGGTTCTGTCAAAGCAGCCACCATTCTTGCAAGTGTAGCCACCAAGGGTTACACGGGAATTGCCGTACTTGACAATGCGGCACGGACTGCCAAACTTGCATTGATGAAGACGGAAGCTGTTTTGTCTGGCGAGGTTGTCAGTCAGAAAAAAGCAATGGAGGCAGCAGAAATGGCGAATTATGCGGCACTCCAAACGACATTGACAGCAGAGGAACAAGCGGCAGTTGTCAAGCAAATGCGCATAGCAGCCATTCAGAGCCTTTTGACAGCACAACAGCAAGAATACCTTGCCAATCTCAATTTAACCGCTTCAAGCAGCGGATATGAGGCGGCAGCTATTGGAGTAATGACGGCAGAGCAACGCTTGGCTTTGTCAAAGCAAGACCTAACAGCTAAAAGTGCAACATATAGAGCCGCTATCATGCAAGAGGCACAGGCTAAAATGGCTAACCAGGCACAGACGGTTGAAGCCATGCGCACAACTGTTAGGGAAGCAGCTCGCACAGTTGAAGCAGCCAAAGCCAAGGCTATTGCAGCCACACAAGCAACAGAAGCCGCACGCTATGAGGTATATTGGGCGCAACAGTCTGGTAATGCCACCGCCATTGCATCCGCACAAAAGAAACTTGAGGCGGCAGTAGATACACAGGCAGCAGCAAGAAAGGCGGCTCTTTCGGCACAGACAGACTTTTACACCAAGAAGAAACAGCTTGAAACAGCAGCAACGCTCCAAGCAAAGACTGCCTCTATTGCTGATACGGGCGCAAAGACTGCACAGACGGCAGCGACCAATATTCTTTCAGTGGCAACAAATAAACTGTCCGCTGGATTTAAGGTACTATGGGCGGCAATGGCAGCAAACCCTATTGGTGCTGTTATATCTGCTATTGGTATTGTCATAAGCCTGTTTACTTTGTTCAAGGGCAAGACGGAGGAAGAAACAGATGCGATGAAAGAGTTTGAGGATGGAACAAAGAAAGTTACTGATAAGTTGGATTTGTATTATACCATCCTACAACAATCAGAGCAAGGCAGTAAGACACACAAGGAAATGTTGGAAAAAGTAAATGAGGTTTGCAAGGAATACAATACCACATTGCTTGACGAAAACGATACTTTGCAAGAGCAAGAAAAGAAATATATTAAAGTAAAAGCGGCAATCCAAGCCACAACCGCTGAAAAGATAAAAGCAAAATACGTTGAAAAAGAAATGACGGAGTTGGAAAACAAAAGTAACGACAACTACGATTCTTTCGATACACGCTTGAACTATGCGGAATATAAGACAGGTACATACCATAAGGTAGATGATGGTTTTGGAAATGAGGTAAAGGTATATGCGACCAAAGCAGCCGAGAATATACAAAACATGGCTCCCGAAATTAGGGAAGCAGTGCGTAGTCTGGTGGAAGCTGGCGCAAAAGAATTGGCAACATTGTCTGGTGATGATTTTACAAGGAAGTACAACGAGATTGTGAACAATGTCGTTGCTGGCACAAAGTCTGGCACTCATGCAACCGACAAAGAAATGGAAGCGTTTTCTTCACAGTTGAGAGAGTATCTTGACAATGAGGTTAGGGATGTGCGCACATTCAACGATGCAATTAACTTGGTAAATCAAAACCTAAACAATTTCCTCGCTCCAAAAGACACTACGAATGTCGATATTACCAAGATGAGCATGGAAGAATTGCATGAACTCGCAAATAAGCTCAATGGTAAAGAAGTGACGATTGATTGCAAGACATACGGCTTTGAAAATGCGTTGTCACTGTTGAAAGCAGTAAACGATGAGATTAACAAGCAGCAGAACAACTTGAATACCGAAAATGGTATCAGTGCTGAAATACAAAACCTCAAAAAGCTAAGAGGTGAGGCGCAGCTTGGAAGTAAGGCATGGAATGATTACAACAATCAGATAACAAAGTTACAGACACGCTTAGACAATGCTACGGGTAAAGGCAAGAAAAGAAGTGGTGTCGGTGGTCGTAGTCATGGCGGTGCAAATGACGCACAACGTAATGCTGAAAGTCTGAAACAAAAGCAACTTGAAGCGGAAAAGCGACTTGAAGAGGCGAGAATTGCAGTTATGGAGGAGGGCTACGATAAACGCAAGGCACAACTTGACTTGCAACACAAAGAAGCCTTACGCCAAATAAAGAAAGAAGAAGATGAACTGATAGAAGCACGAAAGAAAGCAGGCAAAGGCGGTCTTACTGTTAGTGAAAAGGCGAATTTCCAAGAAAGGCGCAATCTTGAAAACACAAGTTACGCCCAATCCCAGAACAAGCTGTTTGAGGGCGAGCTTGATTACAAGAAAAAGCAGTATCAGCTATATTTTCGATGGGTGCAGAATATGGGCAAGGAAGTAGCCGACAAGCAATTCTCAAAGCTGCTTGCCGATGGTAATTCATACAAGCAATATGTAGAAAATGAAATTGCCAAACTTGAAGAAAAGCGGAATGGTGGCACTAAGCTAACCGAGGGTGAGGGTAATTATCTTATCTCGCTAACAACACAACGTGACGAGTTGAACGGTGAGAAAACAGCACTTGAAAAGTTCAAGCAGCAAGTGAGTGAAAGTATTAGTCAGTGCCAAACCCTTGCAGAAAAGATTGAAGCCGTAGCCAAAGCCAAAGAAAAGTTGGAGAATGGAGAGAGCCATATTGTAAGCACAGACGAAAGAGCAGAGGCAAGCCTTGTCCTGTCACAACAGGATGCAGACTTGCAAAAGGAACTGCAAAAGACCGTGCTTGATGATTACCGCACCTTTGAGGAACAAAGGCAGTCTATCACCACACAGTACGCTTTACTTCGCACCCAAGCCGAGAAAATGGGCGATGCGGAGCGTTTGGCGCAAATCAACAAAGCGGAGCAAGAGGCATTGTCGGCACTCAATATGTCATTCTTGCAACAGTCTGAAAGCTGGAAAAACCTCTTTACGGACATTGACACGCTTACTGTCGCTCAAATACAAAAGCTGATAAGTGATATACAGAAACAACTCAATGCTGGCAACCTCAAACTAAGCCCTGTTGATTACAAAGCTGTTATTGATAGTCTGAACCAAGCCAAGAACCGTATTCAAGAACTTAACCCGTTCAAGGCACTTGGCACGTTCTTCAATGATTATCTGGCAGCTAAGAAGAAACTAAGGAAAGCCGAGGCAGACCTTGCAAGCGGCAAGGGAACGCAAAAGAGTGTTGATGAAGCCAATAAAGATGTCAAGTCGGCAGCACAAGGCATTACCAACTCCATTCAGAAAGTAACGAGCATAAGCACGGATTGCGCCTCGTCCTTGCAATCAATGTTTGATGCGTTGGGCATGGATGGCGTAGCTGACGGCTTGGGTACTGCAATAGACCTCATGGGACAGTTGGGCAATGCTGCTGCTTCTGTCGGCAAGTTTATGAGCGGTGACATATTGGGCGGTATAACAGGCATGGTTTCCTCTGTTACTTCTGTGGTTGGCATATTCGCTAAGTTGCACGATAAAAAGTACGAAAAGCGAATACAGAACCTACAAAAGCAGATAGACAACTTGCAAACAGCCTACTCACGTTTGGAGCGAGCTTTCAACAATACCTATTGGGTATTCAATGATGAGGAACGCCAAGGCTACGAAAAGAACATACAGGCTATTAAAGACCAAATCGCAGCGTTGGAGAAACAACGTGAGATAGCAAAGAAAGCGTGGGACTTCGCACAGTATGCCAAGCTGACTACACAGATAAAGCAGCTCAATGCGCAACTTAACAAGGCTAAGGAGGGTGGTGATATGCTTTCTCTGTGGCAATCGCAAAAGGAATCATTGCGAGAGCAACAGGAACTTATGCGCCAACAGATACAGGCAGAAAAGAGCAAGAAGAAAACCGACAACAACAAAATCAAAGAATGGGAAAATCAGATTGAAGAAATAAATCAGCAAATCGAGGATTTAGACAAACAGATGATGGAAACATTCGCTGGTACTGATGTAAAGAGTGCCATTGATGAGTTTGCGGATGCTATTGTTGATGCGTATTGCTCTGGTGAGGATGCGGCAAAGGCTTTGGGAGAAACGACAAAGAAAGTGCTTAAAAACGCTGTCGTAGAAGCCCTCAAGCGAAATTTCCTTGCTAAAGGTATCAATGATGCGGTTGAGTATCTTGGAAAAGCTATGGAAGACGGTGTGCTGTCTGATGAAGAAAAGAAAGAGTTTGAACGCCAAGCGAACGCAGCGGGTGAAAAGTTCAAGGCTGGATTGGAAGCCGTGGGTGATTGGATTAAAGATGTTGATGAAACAGCGAGCGACCCACTTACGGGAGCCGTTACCTCAATGAGTGAAGAAACGGGCGGTGTGATTGCTGGTAGGCTCAACGCTTTCATCATTAACCAAGGCGAACAAACGAGCGTGATGCGTGAACAGTTGTTGCAACAGTCGGAGATAGCGAGAAACACCGCTTTGTCGGCTGAACGGCTGCAAAACATAGAAAACACGCTTAGGCGCATTGAAACAAAGGACAACTCATTACTATCACAAGGTATATCGTAATTATGGAACTTGTAGAACAACTGAAAAAGGATGGCACAGACAAAGGGCTGTGCCGCCTTTGGCAAATGAAATTGCGTAAAGGCTTGGGTACGGAGGCATTGGTCGCACTCTATATCAAGGGCATTGACTTCTGTATATCCGAAGACTTCCCAACGCTTGATTTTCTAAGGACGCATTTTAAGGGCGTATGCGAGCCTTTCGGTGTCTTCATTGATGAAGATATGCCAACACTCGCAAATAAGGCAGATTTGGTGCTTAATGGAGCTTGTAGGGGTATGCTGGAGTATGACGGTTATAGCGTGTCACGCATATACATACGACACACCTCTGAAATAGCCGTTAATGTGTCAGACCATGCCGTTGTCACTATTGATATTTTCGACCGTGCAAAGTTGCATTTGTCTGTCGGTGGCAATGATGCAAGCGTTATCCTCAATGTATATGGCACGAACACCGACATTGACTTTGTGGACGGTGACAAGCCAAGCAATGTGATTGTGAATTTTAACAATAAAACTACATACTGATATGGTAGATAAGAACTTGAAACTTTACTTGCCATTTGATGACCCCGATGGCAATAAGGCTTATGATTTTTCAACAAGCCGTGCTGATGCAATCCTTTCAGATGGAGCGACATTTACGAGAAATTCCAAGAAGGGCAAGGCTCTTTCTCTGAATGGTGGTGAGTGTCTGACCGCACAAACCATACCGTTTAGCGGAAATTTCACTCTGTCTGCCTATGTAATGACAACACAAAGCCGTATTGGTTGGGTGGTGAATTTACTTGGTGTAGAAAACTATCGTGAACAATGGATTGATGTTGTACCGAAGCAATGGTACTTTATCGCATTTGTTCGTAATAGCGACACATTGAGCGTATATCTGGACGGAGAACGTGTAAGCATTGTTTCTCTTGGTGGTGGCAATCCGCAAGGTTTGAGCCTATGCACTGATGAGCTGCTGACAACGACTGCAACCATTGATGAGGTAAAGGTGTATGATGTGGCTCTGACAGAAGCCGACATTATGAAAGCCCAAGCCAACAACGATGTGGAATACTACATTGATGGCGTGAACTTCAAAGATTATGGCGTGTCCGTTTCAAAGTCGGATGGAATTATTGGCAGACTTGCCCAGAAAGAAGCTCTCCAAGTTGATTATGACAACTACCACGGCATTGTCCGTGATAGGAAACGAAAACGGTACAAGGAGCGCACTATCACGCTTGACTGTTTCCTTGAGGCAAGTGGTCGCAGTGCTTTCGTTGAGTGGTGCAGCCGATTTATGGCTTTGTTCGATGGCGATGGAACACACCGCCTTACTATCGAATATGACGGCAAGGCAAAGCCTCTCGTTTATGAGGTAGGCTTGTATGATGATACGGACATTACAAAGACATGGGGAACTTATAACACAGACCTTATGGTCGGCACATTCAAGCTGAAGCTGATAGAAGACGAACCCGTAAAGCGTGTGTTGCGCCACATATCAGCTAACGACAACTCAAAGGCAAGCATAAAGGTTACTTCATCTAAGTTGCTCAATATTTATTGGGGAGATGGAACGCACACATATAATGTGGCTGGCAATGACACGGTTGTAGAACACACATACACACTTGCTGGCGAATACGACATTATCATTGCTGGCGTGATTGAAGACATTGAAAAGTTTGAAACTAACGACATTGTTATATGGGAATTACTCAAATAATCAAGCGTAATGGCGAAACAATAAAGCTCAACACAAACGAGCCGTTTTGTTTCGTCAAAGAGGCTACACTTACAAGCTCTCTAATGGGTGATGATTACATTTCTCTTAAAATTGTATCGTCTGAATGGCTTTCGTTTGCCAAGGGCGATAAGATTGTTGTAGGCGGCAACGAGTATAGTATTAGAGCCACAACGACCCGTGAAATTGTGTCGGAGGGCTACTACAACTATGAGCCTGTCTTCTATGGTGTCATGTACGACCTTATGAAGACAATATACCGAAATTGCGACAAGTACGGCAAAAGCGACAAAAGCACTTTCGACTTGACATATACAATCAAGGAATTTGTACAAGTCCTAATCTACAACTTGGAGAGGGATTACCCTGGTGTATGGAAATTTGATGAGGACAACTGCCCAGAAACGGAAGCTATGACAATTCAGTTTTCGGGGGTGAACTGTTTACAGGCATTGCAAACCCTTTGTAATAGCGAGCAGTTTAACTTGGAGTTTCAGATAACCCAAGACAAGGGTATTCGTACAATCCATATTGGGAAATTCGGCAAGCGTATCAATCCACCGAGCGGAGCAGATTTCTTTGAGTGGGGCAAGGGTAATGGTTTGTATAACCTCAAAGAGCAGAAGATAGACGATAAGGCTATTATCACTCGCCTTTGGGTAGAGGGTGGTACAACCAATATTCGTAGCGATTACAGAGGTTATGCAGAAAGGCTGCAACTTCCGATGCAAAGAATGAACCAATACGACCACACCCTCGCTGATGGTACGGTCGTAAAGGCTAATACTGAAATGATAGGTATTTCAGATGAAAGCAAACGCTACATTGAAAACGCAGAATTGCGTGACAAAATAGGCAGTGAGGAAGATGTGAAAACCTATGACAACATCTATCCGAAGCGCACAGGCAAGGTTACAGCAGTCGTTGCTGATGATATTTGTGCTTTCGTTGATGATACAATGGACTTTGACCTTAACAAAAAAGATGATAAGGGGACGGTGTATCTTGTGGATGGCGTTAGTGCAAAAATCACATTTACATCTGGTCGTTTGGCTGGACAGCAGTTTGAACTCAATGCAAAAGGCGGGTATGACGATAAGACGAAAAAGTTTAAGATTATCCCATTCACGGATAGCAGAGGATTAACAATTCCTTCTACCGAAACACAGGACGCATACAAGATAGAAGTTGGCAATACTTACAAAATCACGGACATATATCTGCCCGAACAGTACGAGAAAAGAGCAGAAGAAGATTTGTGGTATGCTGGCAGCGATGATTTCAAGGATGCAAGCCAAGTAAAGGCGCAATATGCCCTTACGTTTGACAGGTTGTATTTCTTGCAATCTCTTAGCCGTGACACAGAAACGAGCGTGTTTGCGGTAGGTGACTATGTGCCTGTCAAAGACACCCGCTTTGGCATTGAGAAAACAATGCGCATACAGAAAATCACTCGCAATCTGTTGCTGGAGCATGACTACCAAATAACTTTGGCAGACAGTACCGCTATATCCATTCAGACGCAGACCGTCCTCACGGTTATAGACCATGAGAATGTAATCAACAACAACCGCCTCCGTGACTTGAATAAGGCAAGGAGGGGATGGAGAACTACCGAGGATTTGCGCAATATGGTATATGATACAGACGGCTACTTTGACATGGAGAATATTAAGCCTAACTCCATTGACACTAATATGCTGACTGTTGGAGCTAAGAGCCAACAGTTTGTTCTGTCTGGTTGTGTTCTAAAAGCGAACTTTGGAGGCGACCCTAATATGTTTGTGGCTACCGCTGGCATACTATCACACCTTACCATTGATAACGACAAAATAAGGAACTGGCAGATGAACGAAGCCTCCTTTGAACTGCAAAGCACGGGTGGGTACTATCTGTTTGCCAAGTGTTCCAAGTCTGGTGAAAATGGTGTGTGGTATTTGACGCAAGAGCAATTGAAGTTTGAGCCTACGAGCGACCCGAACAACTACTATTTCCAAGTTGGCATTATATCAAGTCTGTATTCTGATGATAATTTCAGAGATTTTCAGACTACATACGGTTTCACTCGCATCAATGGCAACACCATTACAACGGGACGCATCATAACGAGTGATGGTGAGTGTTACTTGGATTTGGACGGCAACAAGTTTCGCATTGGTGACAGCGCAAGTTCTATTGATTGGAATGTGTCGGCAAAGAGCCGCCTAACCCTCAAAAACGTGTCAGTTGCAAGTGGCAGTGGTGATGTCGTTCCGTTGGGCGTGTACCGTGGCGTATGGAATAAGGATTACATATACTACTATTGTGATGAGGTTTCTTATACGGACAATAGCGGTGCAACGTGTACCTATCGTTACAACCACGCAACGCCATCCAAGGGCATAGTACCAACAAATACTGTTTATTGGGGTGTAGTAGCGCAAGGCGCAAACGGCAAGAATGGAGTGAACAGCGATTGGGCGAGCTTTGTCTTCAAACAGAGCGACACAAAGCCAAATAAGCCAACAGGCACAGCACCTATACCTAACGGTTGGAGCGATGCACCGACTGCAACGGGCAAATGGTGGATGTCAAAGGCTATTGTCAATGGCGTTACGGGATTAGCTGGAACATGGAGCGACCCTGTGCAGACAACGGCAGAGGATGGAGTGGATGGTGCTTATACTGATTTCAAGTATGCCAAAAATACATCAAGTGTTTCTTCCCCTCTTATTTCCGTAAGTGAGCGCAATCCGAAAGGTTGGAGTGATGAACCGCCTACAATTTCGCAAGGTGAATATCTTTGGATGAGCCAAGCGGAAATAAATGCTGATGGAACGATGAAAACAAATTGGAGCTTACCTGTCAGAATATCTGGCGAAAAGGGCAACAGTGGAGTGAACGGCTCTACATTCTATTTCATCTATACGGCAGCAAGCAGCACACCAAGCACACCTACATTTACAGACCCAACATCATTGATAGGGCAGAGCGTGTGGAGCTTAAATCCGCCAACCCCAACGAGCGGTAAGTTTGTTTATATGTCGCAAGCAATGCTCAATGCAAGAACGAATACTTTTGGAAAGTGGAGTACACCCATTCGTATTACGGGCTTGAATGGAGAAAACGGTGCAGATGGAACGGATATAGAGTTTATTTATTTGCGCAACACAGGCGATACACCAAGTAAACCCGCCTCAGAAAATAAGGACGATTATGTACCGAGTGGTTGGACGGACAGCCCAAGCGGAATAACTGCAACTTATCAGTATGAATGGGTTTGCGTTAGAACTAAGCCAAGCGGTTCTGGCACATGGTCAGCTTATAGTACGCCTGTCATTTGGGCAAAGTGGGGTGACAAAGGTACGGATGGTGATGGAATGGAATATATATTCCAACGTACAGAAGTTGAAACGGCTCCAAGTACTCCATTGATATTCTCGCCAAATGCGGGATTTGTGCCGAGCGGTTGGACTGATGAACCCAGTGGAGTGTCGGCTGACTATCCGTTTGAGTGGGTTTCTATGCGCAAGAAAACAAATGGTGTATGGGGTGGCTTTTCAGAGCCTACCTTATGGAATAATTATGTGGTATGGAATCCGAACTTGCTTGAACAGACGGAGTTTGCAAGCAAGGGAAAAATGGATAGATGGAACGTGCAATCAATGTATGGCGGTGCTGGTGCTACTGACACAAGCATTACCCATATCATTGCAAATGCCTTGGATGGTCATAATTGCTACTATGATTTGAACAGCAAGCGTGAAGACGAAACAATATACAAAGAAGTTTTGGGTCAAGCTCTGTTGTCAAGCACATCAAAAAAGCTAAAGCCGTCCACATGGTACACTCTATCCTATTGGTCTAAGTGTGGCATAAAGAGGGTGACTGTGAATGAAACGAGCAGTAACTATGGCTTTGCCAAGCGTGATATGTACTTACACAAAGGACAGAAATACACTTTGAGCGTGAACGGGCGCATAGACACACAAGCCAAGAATGACGGTAAGAAATTAGTCTGCTTCGTCTTCAACGATAGTTGGAGTTGGAGTAAGTCGGTAGAAATATCTACCACATACAACTCTACTGCAGTATTGACTTTTACAGATGTCCCCGCAGATGGTATCTATCATTTCATGGCGTATATGTATGACAATACGGAGCCAAGGACAGGCAAGGTAACATTGAATTGGGTGAGTATGGAAGCCGTTAATGGTGCCATATTCTCCACATACATATATCCGAGTGCGATTGACAATGCAAAAGTATTTGTGGATGGTGTGGCAAAACTGAATGGTGCAATCGGTTCGGATTGCCAAGTGCAACACACGGCTAACACATCATGGGTAAAGCACACAATTACATTCAAGACCAAAGCAAACTTTGCCGACAACGAAAACTTACTATTCCGTTTGTCCCCGATAGTAATGTCTGGCAATGGGTATTATGTGTATATATGTATGCCTAAGTTAGAGGTCGGCAATATAGCAACTGCCTATGATGCAAATTCTGATGATATGCGCCCCGACTACCAAGAGTACAGATTTGCAAAGAACGGCTCACGCAATAGTGCGCCCGCATTGGTTAAGACTGATGCTGAGCCGAGCGGTTGGACAACTACACAGCCGACTGTTGGAACACTTGAATATCTTTGGATGATTGTTGCCAAGAAAAGCGCAACGGGTGTGTTGCTCACCAATTGGAGTGAACCTGTGCGTATAACCCCTTATGATGGCAAGGATGGTGAGAATGGTAAAAGCCCAGCTATGGTGTATCGTGGCGTGTACGATAGCAGCAAGACATATTACGGCAATCAGTATCGTGTTGATGCAGTCAAGTACAATGGCACATACTACATTGCTCGTATTGATGCGGGTGAGTTCTACAATGTTGCTCCAACGAACACATCAAAGTGGAATAATTTTGGTGCGCAGTTTGAAAGCATAGCAACCAATTTGCTTTTGGCAGAGGGTGCTAACATTGGAGATTGGTTTATCAGCAAAGGCAAAATAGTATCAACGCTTGAACAGGGAAATAAGATAACACTTGATGCGAAAGGTGGTGAAATACTGCTTGAAACATCGAATAATGGCGGTGATAATGTTATGTCTGAATACCAAGGTGTATATGGTGCAAATATTAAGGCAAGTCTAAATAATGGTACTGTCGAAGTACGCTCTAAGAAAAACAGTTCGTCAGTATCTTATATATCCCCTACGGGCGTATTTTCAAATATGGCTGGTACGGATGGTATGCCTTTAAGCTCTGGATATACCCACCGTGGTGCAGTAGTTGGATTAGGATTCGCAAATGTAAAAAAACGAGAATGGGCGGTAAATGCTGTTGAAACGATTGTTGCTGGCGTTTATGGCAGAGCGGATAACAGCGGTACTGCACCCGCTTATGGCGGATTCTTTTACGATTTGTATGCTGGCGGTCTTACTCTGGGACGAATTTGTATTACGGAAAATGGCAAGTCTGGACATTCATCATATTTAAGTAGTGATGATAGTCTTGTTATTGGTTATTCACGATATGCCGAAACGGTATATCTGCCATCAGACCCAAAAGAGGGACAGGTAATTTTCGTGAAGCAATGGTGGAGTGGCTCGCTGCTATTTAAGCCATTGACGGGACATCATATTTACGATGATGCTTCCGAAAACACGGATTACGCATTTGGCGAGGGACAAGGAGGTATGTTTGTTTTTACAATCGGCTATGTTAATAGTGTAAAAAAAGAGGCTTGGATAGTATCAAGATGGAAGTTCTAAAACAATAAAGCTATGGCAAAGTATGGATATATAGAGAATGGCTTTCTAAGAGCAAGGGAAGTAGAGCAAGGACAGGTGCAGAACCTTTCTTCTGAATTGAAGCCTGTTGATGATATTGATGAAAGTAAGACTATATCCGATGATGATAATTACACCATTCGGTTAGTTCCTTACGACAATGGAAATCGTATCTCGTTCAACTATGAAAAGGTTGTGAACACGACAAAGATACAGGGTGAGATTGACGCTATCAAAGCTGAATTGTCAGAAACAGACTACCAAGTAATCAAGTGTTACGAAGCCTCCCTTGTCGGTGAAGAACTGCCTTATGACATCAAGGCATTGCACGAAGATAGAAATGAGAAACGAGCGCAAATCAATGCGCTTGAAACGAACTTAACAAATTTAATGGCATTATGAATTGGATTACAGAAAGTAACAGACAAAAGCACTTTCTCTATGCCATTCCTTGCGCCTTCTACTCACGGTTTTATTCGTGGGTGGATTGGCTTGTGGCATGGAGTTTAAGGACAGAGCTTATGGTGGTAAATGGGATTGGTTGGACTTGTTAGCCACCATATTAGGCGGTGTTTTGGGGCAAATGCTCCAAATATTGCTGATTTATGCCTTAAAATGTGTTTTATAGACACATTTTTACTACCTTTGCAGTGTAGATTTACCAAGTAAATTATGGAAGATGTAAGAATTATAGCCAAGGGTCGTATTGCCGACCTTTCCAAGGGCTTCTCTTTGGGTGGTGTGTCGTTCTCTGTGTATGTCCGTAGCAAGGAAAACACGATGTTGAGCGACACACTGCTTGACTGCCGCCTTATTGGTGACAGAAAATGTGGAGCCTTTCCTGTGCCAATTGGCGATTGGACACCCGCAATGATAGCGTACATTTCCCCAAACGCTATTGACTTGCAGAAGTATGAGGTATATTGGGGAGCGAGTGAACAACCTAACAAAATCGTATAAGAGTATGGGACTTATTTTAGGCAGCGGTTCTACTAAACCGCAATATCCTTACGATATGTGGTACGGTGTGGAAGGCGACTTTACAAGCAAGGATTACAAGCTCAAAAGGGTTGGCAATCTTGACTTGCACCGCACGTTACCAATTCAGAAGAAACTGAGGCGTTTCGTTGAAAATGCGGACGGCTCTGTAAAATACTACTTGCATCAGAATGACAGCCGTAAGAAGGATTCGGGTGCAAAGGCTATCATTGACAGCACGGATGGAAACGTGATGTTGGAAAAGCCCGACTATTTCGGTCGCTTTGAGGTCGAGGGTACAAGATGGCTCTATGCCATATCGGAATACCATCTGCCTGGTTTTGTGAATATGTCACGCAAGACTTGTTCGCCTTGGTGTGCAACTATTGACCGTGACACCAATACAGCCGTGTCTGGTTGTTGGTTGCAATGGGATGGCTCTGGCGAACTGTTGCGTGATGAAGAGGGTATCTTGAAAATGCTTGACAATGCCGCACGTTACCGTGGCGGTAGCGGTTCCAATTCCGCTTGGGATGGTACTTATCATTCCATGCTTGGTATGCCAAGAACATCTATCAGTAAGGCTGGTGCACGACCTTATTGTAAAAACGGCACTCACCTTGGCGTGTATCGTGTATATACAGAAATTGCGTGGTTGCAACGCATAGAATATGCTTCGTTGCATTGCCAAGACACTTACAACGAAACGCTGACTGCTGACGGGTTCAGACAGGGCGGCTTGGGTAGTGGTCCCGCTGTTGATGGTAGTCAGTGGAATACATGGGGCGGCTATAATCCTTTCGTGCCTTGTGGAGTTACTGCAACGCTTGGTAACAATACAGGTCGTATTGCATACGTTATCAAAGGTTGGACGGGTGGAGATAAGACCGTCTATGTAACATCTTACCGTGGTTTGGAAGCCCCATTTGAATACTTGTGGCTCTTGGCTGACGATGTGCTTATACGCCATATCCCCGACAAGGAGGGAGGTAGGAGTATTGCTTATCTGTGCGAAGACCCGACAAAGTTCACTTCACATTCAGACAATGCTACGACTGTCCCCGATGGCTACACGGAAATGTGCGATTTACCTCGTAGCAGTGGTTGGATATTGCACTTTGCCATTTCAAGCAATGGTATCTGCTTCCCCGATGCAATAGGTGGTAGTAGCAATCAAGGTGCTTGTGACTACTTCTGGCACCCTGGTAGTGATGCGTCTGGTTGGTGGGGTTTGCTTCTGTCTGCT